CTGTGGGTAGTAGTTGCGGTTGTCTTCCATGTATGGCATCGCTCGTCGGATCTCGGACGAGCCACCAGAGACATAACTCGGCCCGAATGGCGTGACGAACGTGTCCCCAAGATACGCAACGCCATCCTTCCAGACGACAGGGTTGTATTCGATGGCAAGGTACGGGATGGCCATACCAGAGTCATCCCAGATCGGGACTGGGTCCATCCTCCACTTGATGAGGAGGTTCAGGTACCCGGACTGGTTCGTGGCCGAGATGCCCTCCCATGGACCCCATGGGACCTCAGTGATGACCGTCCCGACCGGTGGGCCAGCTTCAGACGTCACCGCATACGTGCTGCCGAAGAGATAGGCAGATGCAGATGACTCCCCGAATGCCGCCGTCTTCGAGAGGTTCGTCTTCCACATGCTGTTCGCGTAGTCGAACGAGCTGACGACCGGACCGGTGGCATCAGAGATGCCGATCTTGTTCTCTGCGTTCCAGAGATTCGTGTCCATGTAGTAGTTGCCACCCGGCCATGGTGCGTCTGTCACATCTTGGCCTGGAGTCACCAAGATCTCGTCGGTCTGTGCTTCGTAGTCTGGGATCTGGAAGATGACCGCGAAGGTCGTCGTACTTCCGGTGTAGTACGGGCTGGCTGCGTCGTAGTCGCGACTGAAGACGACAGTCTCACTTGGATAGTCTGGGAGCGTGGCCCTGATGATCTCGTCTGATGCACCGACCGGTCCGAATCCGTTGATCAGCAGGATCGCGGCATCGGTACCCCACGTCCACGTAACGGACGTGCTTCCGGTCGACTGGACCTCCATCGATGAGGCATTCCTGACGCCATAGATGATGGCTCCGAGTTGCACGATGTACTCGGCATCACCGACGAACTGCCAGTCGAATGTGACCTCGTTGTTCTCGGTGCCATCCAACTGACGGGTGTAGAAAGCCCAACCAGACCCGATGCCCTCTGTGAAGTTGAACTCGCTTCCTCCGTATGTCCACCCTGTTGGCGGCTCGTCTGGGTCGACATACGCCATGCTCGTGGCAAGGCCGATGACGACATAGTCGCCAGCCTGCCCTTCATCGATGGTGACGGTCCACTGTCCTGTCTGTGACGGAACGACATCCTGGTATGTCACGTACTGGCTATCGACGTAGCCATCACCGAATGTCGCGGAGGTGAAGTCGTCGATAAGCGAACCAAGCGGATCCTGTGGTGGGGATACGTCTTCGCCGCCGCCTGTCTTGGTCTTGGTCTTGCGGTAGTCCCAGTCTGTCTTCCACAGGTCTGGCGCAGTGAACGGATGGTCGACATTCAACGACAGGACCAAGTCCTGCCGGATGTCATTCGGGGTCGGGAACGTGATGGAACACTGGCGGATGGGGAGGACTTCGCTGTAGTCGAACGACTCCATCGTGAAGTTGACGACGTCCCCAGCGTGAAGGCTGGTGTTGAAGACAGCACATTCGACCATCGGGACCGGCTCATCATGTCCCCTTCGGTGGGATGGCGAGCCATAGATGTACGTCCTGGCGCGTCGATTGACGGTCTGCTGCTTGTATGCGCCCAAGAAGAGGTCGCCCCACTGCCACAGGCCGTACTTCGCTACCGAGTCGCTGTTTCGCACGTTCGCGAATACCGGGTTTGCGTCTCCCTTTCCGGCTCCCCACACCTTCGCTTCGTTCGCCGCCAGTGAGAAGTCGAGTGTCGCCTTGACCTCTCGGTACCCAACGTCATTGCCGGTTGGTACATCAGACAGGCCCCAGCTCTTCGTGGGGATAAGGTCTGAGAGGTAGGTGAGAACGCGCTTCGGAGAGATGAAGAACACGCCACCGGTCATCTTCGCGCAGTCTTCGAACGCAACACCAAGTGGTGCGCCGACGTATCCAAGCGTGAAGTCCTCGTATGGACCGGGAGTGTCGATCTCGCGAATGTCGAACTTCAGGTTGTCCCCAGACAGGTCGACGTAGTTGTTGAGGACATAGTTGAGCGCCTTCTTGTCTGGGGTCCCCTGTGGCCAGATCTTGAAGCCACGAGGGTCATCAGGGTCGTCCTGGCGGTACAGGACGCGCTTCTGTAGCAGATAGTTCCTGTCGAGGCCCTGGAGCGTCCAGCGCGTCGGGATGGAGGCCGGTGTTCGCGTATCGAGCGCAGGGAACGGCCATGACCGGTTGACGTTGAACACCCAACCGTCCCACATGCGGACGCCGTCGACGAGCAGTTCGAGCGTCTTCCCTGAGACGAAGTCGCCCGTGTCCCACTGCTGGTTCTGGTTGTTGATGACGACGCTGCACTGTCCTGGGATGCCATCTGCCTGAGACGAGAATGTCGTCTCCCTGAACATCACGTCATTGCTGATGTTGACCCCGTCGTAACGGATGACGATGACAGCCATCAGATCGCGCCGGTCGTACCGTTGGCGATCCTGTACCTTTCATGGAGGATCTTAGCCACCTCGTTGGCGATCTCCTGCGGCTTGAGATTGGTGCCTTCGATGTGGAACGTGACGTTCGCTCCGGGGAAGATGTTCGGACCGCCGGCCCCGAAGATAGCGACCTCGCCACCGTTGTTCACGTCGAACAGGTCGTTCCAGAAGACCTGGTACTTCTCCTGCATGCTTCCGAGGAACTTGTCGACCTCTTCTGGGATGCTACCGTCAGTACCAAGTACCTTCTCGAGCTCGGTGATGAGCGAGAGTTCCAAGCCCTGGAGTTCTGTAGCCGCCTGCTGCGCCACGCCAAGGTACGCATCCTTTACAGACATCAACTGCTGCTTGCCCTCGACGAGCTTCTGGATGCCTCGAACCTCGATGGTCACCTCTCGCTGCTTCATCATCAGTTCGAGCTGCTTTCCAGCATCACGAAGGCTGCGACCGATGCCGATATCCTCGATCTGCCAACCGCGAGTCGTGCTTCGCTTGCCGATGTCAAGTTCTGCCTGCTGCTCGCGAGCCTTGAGCATCGCTTCGCGTCGACGAACGGCGCGCTCTTCAGGAGTCTCTCCGGGTGCCTGGAGTCGAGAGAGTGCCAACTGGAGGTTGAGTTCACGCTGCGAGCGAGCCAACTGGATGCGCGACAGTTCGCGTGCGTCCATCATCTGTGCACGCTGCAACTGCCCAAGTCGAGACGCCTGGATGGTCTGACCGGCTACTGAGTCTGCCTGCTGCCCAGACAGTCCGACGAGGTCTGAGAGCGTCCTCTTGGACTGGTACAACTGCTCGTTGTACTGCTCCTGCTCCATGCCCAACTGAAGATCCTCAGACGTTCGCTGGAGGTCAAGGATCTCCTGCCCAAGCGTTCCGATGGTGTCGGCCATCTTCTGCACGCCTTCACGCCTCTCGGGCGGGAACAGGTCGAGGAAGTTCTGGCGTCCCATCTCCTGGATCTTCTCGAGTTCGGCACGAGTCTCTCGGATCGAAGAACCGTACTTAGCCGCAGGGCCACCGCTTACGCCGGGTGCGGTGACACCAGCCATCGGGCTGACATCGGAGCCAAGGAACGGCTGCGTAAGGGTAGAGCGGTAGAAGTTCGCACCAGTCAACTGACGCTGGAAGCCAGCCTGGCGAGTGATGTTCGCCATCTGCGCTTCGATGCCCTGCTGCTGAGACTTCAACAGTCCCTGTGCATCGGGAATGGTTCGTCCCTTGGTGAACGCGTCGAGGATACGAAGGATGTCCTGCTTGTCGGTCATCACCTCGCCAGTGCGGGTGCGTCCGATAACGCGCTTGTTACCCCACTCGTCTGCTGCCGAATCGGATACGCCGGCCTTCTTCAGCGCAGCTACCCAAGTGTCGATGTCCTCTTGGGTGGCATTGGTTGTGAACTCGCCAGTCTCTACTTGACCAACGAACTTCTCGAATCGACGGACAGTGTCGGTCCACTCCTTGGCGATCCCCATGTTGACCACTGCGAGTCGTTCGTCTTCCATTCCGAGACGCCTCTGTGTCTCGGCCTCTCGCTGTGCCTCGATGCGGTCGCGCTCTGCTGTGCGCTTCTCGAGTGGCTGGCTGTTGAGCGGGCCACCGCCAGCAACCCATTCTGCAAAGTCCTGGGCACCAGCCAACTGGTTAGATGCCTCTGGGTTCGGCATCTCTGCTCGGACACGCTCCCTGACGTCGTAGTAGTCCCGTGGGGCTTCCAGTTGGCCAGCCATCGTCTCGACGGCTGCGGGAGTCTGGTTGAGGAACGTTCCGAAGATCCCGTTTCCAAATCCAGTCGTCAGTCCCTGTCCAGCGTTCTGCTCGTAGAATCGCTGCGCACGTGACATCTCCATCGCCTGGAGCTGGTTCTCGACTCCAGCACGCCGCTGCGCCATCTCACCGATGTTGCCCAAGTTGAAACCAGAGGAGATACCAAGCGCAGCCGCTCGCTCTGCGGTGACCTCTTCGGCTCGGGTGCCCTGCCCGCTATACGACCTCGACATCTCGTCCATAACCCTTCGGGCTGTGAACGAGAATCCAGTAAGCGCGTCGACGCCATCCTTCGCAACGGTCGAGAATGACTGCATGGCCACGTTCGCAGCGGTCATCGCTGCGGTGAAGAGCATGGTGCCGCCGACGATACCGCCGACTCCGACAGCCTGCGTCTTGAGCTGCTGGCCGCGTGTCATGATTCCGGAGATCTGGACCTCTTCCTCGTCTCCAGCGGTCTGACTAACACCGTAGGCCCGTCGCTGCTCCTCACTCAGTTGCTTGGCGCGTACCGTCCCACCACGAGCGAACGCCTCTGCCAATGCCGTGCGCTCTTCCTGCACCGACCTCTGCCCACGGAAGTTCGGACCACCCTCGATGGCACGAGTCGCCTCGTCGAACGATGCGGCAGCGTCCTGGAAGTACTTGGTCGCTTCCTTCTGCTGCTCTTCTGGAAGGTTCTGGACTTCATCAAGACCAGAGATCCCGAACCTCGCTGGGCCTTCGGTCTGGAGCATGAACTCTGCCTGGGCCTGCTTGTCGATGAGGTTGCGCATCTGGACAGCAGACTGTGCGGCGCTCTGGCGAGCAGCACCAGCAAGGCGTGCGCGTTCCTGGATACCGGAGCGTCCACCGATCATCTGCTGGGCGATCTGTCCGATAGACACGGACAGGGCGCGAACAGGAGACTGCTGGAGAGCGTCTGAGATATCGATGCCGACCTTGTCGAGTCGCTCTGCGAACGACGACATCTGCTCTTCTGCGCTGACCCTGGAAGCGGTTCGGGCTTCGAGGTCAGACAGTCGAGTACCGCCAGAACGCGTGGTGGTTTGTCCAAGACCCTGCCTTGTACCGCCGCCACCGCCACCGCCAGCACCGCTGACGTCGACGTCGACTGCGTCTTCGGCCACTGAAAGCCTTCGGCCCCTGCCGCGAGCAGGCTCACGTGTTGGCGGTGAGAACGCACCTTCGCTGCCCATGAGGCTGACGAGGTCGCTGAAGTTGACGACGTGGACACGCTGGACGCTCATGCTCATAGCAGAGCCAGTAGCGTTCGCCTTCGCCGCCAACGTTGCTCGACCGGCTTCCCAAGGTCCACCCACGCCTACAGGGCGCAGGCCAGCAGGCCCAACGTCACGGTTGGTTGGCTGCTCGCCGGGTGGCCACCACTTGCCAGCGTAGTCACGGGTCCAGCCGCCGTCGTCTGGCGGGCCTTCGCCGCCGCCGCCCTCCTGTGGGTCCCACTCCCAGCCGGCGTCACCACCACCAGGGTAGTTGCCGTCGTCGATGTCTTCGACCTGTGGGACGGTCGGACCCTCGTATGGGTCCTGGTTAGCACCAGGGTCGAGCATCGCTGGCCCATTGGCACCGACCCTGTATTCCCCGGTCATCGGGTCGAAGTACCCGCCACCCGGAAGGTCTACGCCACCGCCATAGCCGCGACGTCGTCGTCGGCGGCGTGTCGTTTGACGCCGACCGATGCGGTCCCTGCCTTCGCCGCTAGCCGTGTATCCGCCTTCGGCCCCGTATCGGTCGCCGCCAGAAGAGCGGTGCGTGATAGGAGCGTCGTCTGCGTAGCGAATCTCAGATGGAGCGACAGCAGCGTCAGCGCCGACTCCAGCAGACTTGAGCGCCTGATAGACAGCCTCAGTGAACTCCTTGGCCTGCTCTGGGCGTGGGTATGCGGTGATGAACTTGCCCTGCTGTGCCCCACCAGGCCCGAACGTTCCCACGTTCGGGTCTGGACGCATCCCCCACGGACCACTATCCACGAGTCGAGCGCGCTTCAGTTCGTCGAGCCTGAAGACGAACTTGAACGCCACGCCCATCTCTTCGGCTACCTTGTTGACAGCCTCGAGGGTCCTGAGCGCCTCTTCAGACGTCGCTGATACATGGACCTTCGGGTCGCGACCTTCCTGATATGAACCGAATGCAGGCTGGCCCCTGTCATATCCGATGTCCTGGAAGTACATACGGTCGCCGTACATGGCCTGGCGTGCCCTAGAGCCAGGGCGAGCCCTAAGCTGCCGACCAGCACCGGGATATGGGCTCTCGAACTCTTCGAACTGGCCACCTCCAGCCCTACTGGTCAAGTCCTTCGCAGTAAGGCTCTTCTCAGCAAGCCTGCGCATGAACTCGTTGCGGTGGTCGCTTGGAACGACGAATGGCGACTTGCCCTCGCGGTGGACGATGTACTCCGGTCCCTCTTCACCGACACGCGTGATGCCGACAGCTTCCTCTGCGACCTGGGCGAGCATGCCGAGTGTCGATGGATGAGTGGCCTGCCCCCAACCTCCGAGATTGCCCTCGAGTTCCCTCTGGAGACGCTGGCCCTCCTCGAAGTCACCACGGTCATATGCGGACTGGATCTTCGCTCCAGCGAGTCGACGCATGAGCCCGCCAGAATCTCGTCCCTCCCACCATGTCGGTGGTCGCGAGAATGGCGAGCGTGTAGGCTGACGAGTAGCGATGTTGAAGATCGCATTCAGGGATGACGGGTCTACGGTATACGACTCTGGACCAGCGAGCATCGGCCCAGGAGATGACTTATCTCCGTACCAGATCGGCGCTGCACGCCTTCGGGATGCGGCACGACGTTCCCTTGCCAGTCGATCCCTCTTCGCCTCTGCGAGTTCAGCGAACGACCTTGGCTCGGGGGTAGGAGCCTTTTCACTCTCTGGGGTGATCCCGGCCAGCGTGGCGATCTGCTGCTGTGTCTTACCCCACGCCTTGATCTCAGCCTGCGCTTCAGCGTCACCCTCTCGGGCAAGCGCATATGTCGCCTCTGATGGGCGCTGCCTTCGCAGTTCGTTGATCTTGGTTGCGAGGCGTGGGCTGGCAGTCGTGGCGGCACCACCAGATGCCACTGCTGCGCCGCCGGCCTTCTTGAACTCTGGGACGACATGAGAAGCGTCGAACATCGACGAGATGAGCAGTTCGAAGGAAGCCCCACCGCTTTCGGTGAGTTCACCGCGTGGCTTCTTGCCAGATACCAACTGCCCATAGCGGATAGCAGCGAGCTGACGTGGGCTCTTTCGACCCTTCCGCGTCGGGGTATCAGAGATGGTCTTGAGATACGCTTCCCTGAACGGCGTGAGGGCCTGTCGGATGTTCTTCCCGTAGAACTCATCATTCGGGTCGCCAGCCATCGCGTCCTTGAGCGAGACGAACGCATCAGCAAGACCGGCCTCTGGGCCGGTGCTTTCAAAGAGCGTTGATGGGTCGCCGCCCTGGAGCGCCGAGGTCAACTTCTCGACGAATTGAGACGTAGGATGCGACATACGCTCGCGCTGGGCAGCGAGCGACTCCTGTGCCCGTCGCTTCGTCAGGACACGCTGGACTCGAGCCCCAAGCCTACGGTTGCGGTCCTCTTGCTGCGGAGTGATGGCGGCTCGCTCGGATGCCAGCGAACCACCACGCATACGAGGTGCCTGAGAGCGAGTTCGACGAGGGTCGTGCTGTGGGTCGATGTCTCGGACCCCACCACCAACAACCCTGCCGCCAACGACGGCATAGTTGACATGCTCTTCTGGTCCCTGGAGCCCAGAGCCGAAGGTGGAACCTCCACCGGGCGCGACAAGACCGCCGCCGAATCCGACATTCGCTCCACCAGCGGCGGCTCGTTCCTCACCAGCGCCAAGGCTCTGTCCGAATGATGCACCAGGCTGCTGGACCCCAGCGACATTGCGTGGAGCCCCCTGAGCGGCCTGACGCTGCTGGTTCGTAGTGACTCGTCCACCGACACGGACAGTGCGACGTGGTCGAGTCGGTGGTGCCGATGGAGCAGGACCGCCGCCGCCGCCGCCACCACCACCGCCGCCCATGTATCCACCACCACCACCGGGTGGTGGGTTCGGGTCACTGTGACGGACATAGTGAACAGGGACGACGATAGGCTTGACCTCTGCCCTTACGGCATCGAGGACAGCCTTGAAGTCCTGTACGGCCTTGTTCCCATCGAACGAGATGGGAACATTGACGGTCTTCTTTCCACCGGAACCGGTCGTCGCGGACGCCAACTTCGTGTTGAGGTTGTCCATCCACTTCGTGATCTCGGTCGCCGCTGGCGTCCTGAGACGAGGCTCGAGATTCATCGTCTTGACGATCTCGCCGCCGATAGAACGAACGTCCTTGCGGGCCTGGTTTACGTCAAGGCCGAGTCCGACCTTGATGGTATCGATTGTGCTTCGTTCAGCCATCTGAGATACCAAGGTGCTTGTCTACGTCGAGGACGCGGACATTCTCACCCCTAGGCCCCGCGTGAACGTTAGGCTGCTTCTGAGCGATCATGTATCGGATCAAGAGCGCTCTCAGTGCACGATAGTGAGTGTACGGAAGTCGTGCTACATCCGCGACCGAATATCCGGGCCATTCATGTGCGATCCGACCGCACATGTCCTGGAAAGTCCAGGTCAGCCCTGTGCTTCCCCCATGACGTTCTCGTCGTCAGTCTCTTCGTCGTCTTCTCCCTCGTCGATGTCGGCGGGGTTGAAGTGCATGTCTCGGAGGAGTGAGATGAGTCGCTGCACGACGGTGAACGGGCCGTGGTAGAGCTTGTCTACACCGATCTTCGGCTCCTGAAGGGACTTGTCAAGCATGAGACGGAAGAGCGTGTCATCCGGGTCATCCTTGTCCTCTCGGGCAAGCTTGAGGATCTTCTCGTAGTCGGACGCCGTGAGTTCACGGAGGACATACTTGGTCCCACGGATGCTGACCGAACGGACCTGGAACTGGCCGTCGAGCGACTCGATGGCTGGGGCGGCTGGATGCTTAGGCATTCTTGAGAGTTACTCCCTCGATACGGATGGAACGGCGACCGTCGACTGCTGTGCCGAAAGAATCATGGTCTTGGGCGACGATGAACTCGTCCTTTCCAAGACGGACGGTGATGACCTTCTCGTAGTCCTCTTCCTCCCACATGTGGGGGTTGAAATACGAAAACACGGCGAACAGATCGTACAAGCCCGCTCCTGGGCCGTCGTCTGGTCGCCGCGTGAGATTCCAGGTCTTGAATGTGCCGACAAGCACACCCAGGCTGGAGATGCGGATTTCTCCGTCCTTACCGGAGATGTTTCGAAAGAAAGGCATTGGTCCCCGTAGGAGTGCAGCGCTTAGACGCTGCACATCCTACAGGGAACTTGCTTCACCTACTAGGTGAGTGAGCCCGTCTGGAACACGGTCCACTCGCCAGAAGCACGGAAGTTACCGCTCACGCGGATAGCATCGGTGTTCGAAGCGGTGATGCTCGTGTCGATGAGAGCAGGACCATGCGCGATGAGGACAGCGCTTGAGCCGTCGTCAGCGTACAGGTACAGAGGGATGTCATCGAGGCTGGTGTTGTTGACCATGAGGTCACCAGACACGTCGAGGAGTCCGTTGAAGGAGCCGCTGATGTCCTTGAGCCCAGCGAGGTACTCCTTGTTGGTGTCACCGAACGTTGTGACTTCGACATAGTCACGGGAGAGGTTCAGGTCCCACTGGGACTTGACCGCTACCTTCTGTCCGAAGCCCTTGAGCCCGTTGACGTAGATCGCTCCATTCTTTCCATGAAGCTTGAGGCCGTCGTTGGCAGCCATCTATCGTTCACCATCCTTACGAAGAGGTTTGGTTCGTCCAGATCTCGTACGAACCGCCGATTCGGTAGATCTTTCGCCCCTCTTCGTCGTCTTCGGACATCCGAATGTCCGATACACGATGGCAGATAAGGGAAGTATGTCCGCTCACGCTCAGTTGCACTCCATCGAGTACATCGCTCACGGACTGGTCGAGGTTACTGGCCTCGACCGAGTTTCTCGAAACGACGACCACATCCGCCAGCGCTACGTACATGCGGGATGTCCAGGTGTCTTCCTTGACTCCCGGTACGACCGCCGTCCACACGAGGTGGGGATATGGAACCGCTTCGGGGGCGAGCCCCTCATGCAAACCGCCTGTAAGTGCGGTCTTGAGGCCATTATCAGCACGTAGTGCGGCTACTACGGCTCGCCAGATGTTCTGAGAAGTCAGGTATGCCACTAGTACCCTCCGCTCGAGTACGCTTCTCCAAGGGTCACACTTGGTGCAGAAGGACCGGTCGGTACTTCTTCTCCACGATCAGAGAAGTCGATCGCCGTGTTCTTGTCTTCAGGTGCACCCCTCGAGTAATCGAAAGGCTTGTTGAGTTGAGAGGTACCCGTGAACGGTACCTTCCACTTCTTCGTGCCTACTCGACGCCTGACCTCTGCGACGAGGACCGACCTCGCCTCATATAGTGCTGGCCGCAGATATGGGAACGGCCTGTTGTGTCGCGTCCCGAACTCCATGTGACGCGCATATTCTGTCGGTGACTCGACGTAGATCCAGTACACGCCACCCTTGTGCGTGATCGGCGTGAGCCTGATCTCACCGCGAAGACGTCCACCGACTCGTCCCTGGAAGAGCGCACTCCTGATGCGGGTGGTCTTGCCAAGTGCGAACACTGGCGCACCGCCCATCTTCTCTCGTACGGCCTTCTTGACCTCGTACCTACCTCGAGAACTGATCTTGTTTCGACCGATGTCACGCTTGACTCGGTCAGTGCCACCCGGCGTCGAGCCGGAAGACGTTCGCGCATATCGCGCCCCACGACGCTGGACGAGGAGTTCGTCCGGTCGAGTCCCTTGCTTGCGCCACGCCTCTCCTGAGCGCATGAAGTTCCCGATGGAGCGAAAGTCCCCAGTGACCGTTCCAGCCTTGGACCTCATCACCGGGAAGAGTGATCCCCTCGTCCCACGAAATGACCCGGACCGACCCATGAACTTCGAACCACGACGGATGCCGCCAGACTGCTCTGCCATCATCCGCTCGCCCAAGAATGACTCCGATGAGTCCTTGGAGACATTCATGCGACGAGACTTCGCCTTGCTGGACATGAACGCCTGATACCTCTCTGGCGTTCGAATCGTCTTCCATGACCTGGAGAAACTCTGCCTGCGGCCCTTTTGGCGACCGTAGAGTTCTCGGACGGGAGCATGCTGCTTGGCACGCCCAAGCGTGAACTCCCCTGCATCCTGGAGCCCTACCAGCGCTCGTGATTCGATGATCTCGAGCGTCTTTGGGAGGTTGAAGAGTTGTGCGACCGTCGTCTTGGGTGCGGCAGGCATCTAGGCCACTCGCTTGAGGTACGCCTCTACCCACTCGTTCCACGTGTCTTCAGGGTTCGCCTCTGTGCAGACCCATTCGACGCCGTCGATGATGACGATGTCCCTGTGTTCGATATCCGTCCCGATGGGGACTCGCATGGTGAGGTCGTGGACCGCCACGCTTCGACCACCGTCGACATCGAATGACCGGCCCATGACGGAGATGATCCACGCCTTGGTGACCGTATCCTCGTACGATGGAGCGACCGTCAGGTCGTCATCACCGAACGGGTTCCCTGAGTCGGCAGAGTATGTTCGTCCGACCTTACGGATCGTGACGGTCTTCGTCATCGCAGATTCTCCGATCTTGCGGATGGCGTTCATCTGCGAGTCGGTCAGCAGTTGTGTCATCGCACTGTCCAGAACTCGAGCCCGCGAAGGAGTTGCTTCGCTGAGTCTGGGAGGTCCATCGAGATGTTCGACGACTCAGCCCGTGGGCGTGGTCGCTCGATAGCGATGTCACCGACGCGCAGGCTCTGGACCCCGGTCATGCCCTTCTCGACGAGTTGCTTGTTCCCGATGAAGTCAGCGACCGACATCCCGACTGCCTGCGGGATCTCTGGGATGAGCGGATAGCCGTAGGATGCCTGGACCGTCGACCCTGCTGGAAGAGCTGCGCCGAAGACGACGATGCCTTCTTCCTTGTTCACCGTGAATCCTGTGGTTACGGCTACGCCGTTGACCTTGACGGTAACTGCCGATGCGTCCCAGAACTGGTTTTCTGCCCTCCATGTGAGTCCGTCCGTCTTGGACAAATACTCGTCGACAGTGGTGAATGAGTATCCGTAGGTGTAGTCGATCCTGGCGATCGGCTGGACCAGGCCGACGAGAGGCGTGTTGAATGCGCCCCAGATGCCGTATGACCAGTTCAGGCTCATGGTGAGGACCTGGATGTGGTCGTGGGCGACGAACAGGTCTTCCGGCGCGACGTCGATGTACTGGCTGTTGGTCACGTAGATCCGGAGTTGCTGCACGGACTTGAGCGGCTTCGCTCGCGTCCAGAAGCGGTACGTCGGACCCTCGTTGACGCCGTTGCCCTGATAGAAGTCATGCTCTTCTCCAACCATCGTCCCGCCACGGAAAGAGAAGCGCTGTGGAACCATCGGGACACCGAGGTACCGGTCGACACTGAGGGTAGCCCTCTGGATGATGGACCGCAGTTCGGCGTCGTCCTGGTCCTCCGTGCCGAAGCCCATCTCGCGATATCGCATGGGAGTCAGGTACGGAAGCATGGTTCTCCTAGGGTTGAGAAACCCTCCGGGGCCGGGTCAGCGACCCCGGAGGGAGACAAGACGTTGTCTAGGCTGTTAGACCTTGACGCGGATCTTGTTGTTGTACTTCGGTGCCTTGAGGGCGAGTCCCCACATCCCGAAGAAGATGAACAGGTGGGTGAGCTGACCTGAGACGCCCATCGGGATCTCAATGGTAGTCACACCCTCGCTGCCCAGCCACGGCAGACTCATGCTCGTCTCGTCGAGGAGGTACATGTCACGAACGGTGTTCGAGCTGTACTGGGTCGACGTGTACGAAGGGATGCTGTTGCCGGGGATCGGGTCGAAGCCGATGGCCCCGAACGGGGTCATCACGCCGATAGCCTCAGTGCCAGGAACGATGCCGGCTGAAGGGCCGACCCATCGCTGCTTGGCTTCCTGCTGCTGGCTGTACGTCTCGACGTCGAGAGGGTTCGCGTAGATCATGCGAGGACGGCCAGGGCCGTAGTTCATGATGTCCACGCTAGCGTTGGCCACGGCACGGCGGATAGAACCGGTCGTGTCAGGGCTGGTCGCAGGGTCGACGTTCTTGACGAACGAGTCACCAGTGTTCAGGAGGGCGCGAAGGCCCGTGAAACCGTTGGCGTCGTAGAGGCCGATTTCGTTGTTGGCGGTACCACCAGAGTCGGTGCTGTGGCCACCAAAGATGGTGTCCTGCATCTTCTTCTGGATGGAACGAAGGCCACCGCGAAGCTCGAGGTTCTCGGGGTTGAACCCGCTACCGGACTGAAGAGCAGCGAACTGGTTCTTCAGAGACACACCACGTCGAGTCGCCACGATCGCGATGTTCGTGGTCTGGCGCTGGTACGTGCTGTTGTCGTCCGTCACGGTTCCGAGTTCACCCATGAACTGGGCAGAACCGAAGGTCAACTGCTGCTGGTAGGTGTGAACCAGACCATTAGCGGGCTCCTTCGGGAACCGTGCGAAAGCGGGGAACTCTCGAATGAAGAGTTCGTAGAGGACAGGCTCCAAGTCCTGCCGGATGAGGGCAGATCCACCGCTCGTGTCGAGCAGCTTCTGGACTTCGGGGCTGAACTCCTGGTCGTACGCCTTGTCAAAGGCGGCTGATCGCGTCTCGCCACCAGCAGCCAACCATGCCTGAAGGGGGATACCCGTTGGCTTGTTGGCCTGGATAGCGAACGCCATCATGAGCTCGGCATCATCCATGCCCTTGAGCTCCTTGCGGATGGCCATCATCTCAGCAGGCCCCATGATGGTGCGCTGAGTCTGAGGAGCCACTGCCTGCTGGGCGATACCGGCGGGAGCCGGGTCGACCTTCAGGGCCTTCTCCGCTTCGAGTTCAAGTGCTGGAGCGCCGTTCAGAGCGTCAAGGTCACCCCGGATCGACTCCAGGAGGCCCTTGATCTCAGCAAGGTCACTCATTGTGGTTGTTCTCCATCATCTTGACGATATCTGGTCCGTAGATCCGCTCGATGTTCTCGAGACGGTTCAAGCCCGCACGGAATGCGGTCTTTCGTCCCAGTGGTGTGTTCTTGATCTGGTTGACAGCAGCGCCAACCTCGACGAGGGCTTCGTACACGATCTTGTACGCCTCGTCACGCTCCCGCTCGGCTTCTGCCTGCGCCTTCTTGGCAGCCGCACGCTCTACGCGTGCAGTGGTGATCTCCTTGACCACAGTGGCCAGGTCACCGACAGACTCGGTCAGGTAGCTCATGAGCTCTGCCTCGTCATCTGCTTCGAAGGACTCAGTCACAGAGTCGCTTTCAAGGGGCGTGTCTCCCGCTTCCGGGTCGGTAGCGTCAGCCACCTCCGGGTCAGGTGCGCTATCAACAGCGTCTGACGGAGAACTTGCTTCTGTAACGTCCTGCACATCAGCAGGAGCGTCTTCCTTCCGACGACGTGGGGTGCTGCACTTGTCCTCAGACGAGTGGCGTTCGCCACAGTCAGGACAAATCTCATCCTCGTCTCCGTCCTCACTGAGGACGATGTCCTCGAGGTCGCGATCGTCGGCTGGTGGAGCATCCTCGACCTCCTCTGGGATCAGAGCGTTCGTCACGTCGATGAACTCGACTGCTCGGGCGATCCACGAACGTGGGTTCGCTGGGATGCCTACGATGCTCGTTTCGAGGAGTTGGATGCGCTTGATGGTCTTGGCACCGGTCTTCCGGTCGACTTCGAACTCCCCGTTGGGGATGTTCGCGCCGATGCTGAAGCCAAGCTTGGTGCCCTTCTTGATCGCTTCCCAAGTCTCGATAGCCTTGGGATTCGCGGTGTTCACGACCATGTCGATGTCGAAGTCCCAGACGGCGTTACCGTCCTTGTCTTCGCCACGCTTCACGATCCTGCCCCCGGTGGCAGTCCCCATCACGTCCTCTGGGACGCTGTAGGAGTGGTTACGGAAGATGGTCATTCCTACGACCTGGTTCTCCATGTCCTTCAGGCCGTTACGGAGGATCTTATCTCCGTGAAGGTCTTCGACCGTCGAAGAGGCGACTCCGGAGAGCGTCATCGGCTCGCCGTCGCCTCCACCGGCCTTAAGGACACCGGAGAACATGTTGAACTTGGCAACCGGGTCAGTCATGCCCCCGATGTCAGTCATCTGATGTTTGCTCCTGTCGCTTGTCGTTCGCAAGGGCTGTGATGAACTTATCGAAACGTTCGGCGGCGACGTCCCAGGAGAAACTCCTGCGGACATGTTCGACTCCTGCTTCGCCCAGCGAACGCCTAGCCCCGGCACTCTCGTAGAGGTATTCGAGCGCGTTGGTGAACGCGTCGATGTCCGCGAGCCAGATGTCCTCACCAGAAGGCACGGTGATAAGACGCTGTGGTTCCAGAAGTACTGCACCCGGCCCCACTACTTCGGGGATGGCGGATACGTTCTGTGCGATGACAGGCACGGCACATGCTGCCGCCTCTGCCAGCGTGAGTCCGAAGCCTTCCCCACGTGACGTGGAGATGAAGACGTCGGCTGCGTTGTACAACGCGTTCAGGTTCTCCTGCGGCCATCCGGTGTAGGTATCGAAATCGTCTGGTGTGTGCCAGCGCTCTCGTGCGATATCCGGGTAGCGTGCGAAGAGTGTCTCGAGGTTGGCACCTGAGAGTCCACCGTTCTTCTCCGTGTGGAGATGAACGTGTACGTCCGAGTGCCGCTTCATGAACGGCTGCAACGCCTGGATGGTCGCCGGGAAGTCCTTGCGACCGCTGTTCTTGTCGACCCGCAGTACCAAGAACGAGTCCTTGGGGAACCCGAAGGCTTCCTTGCACTCCTTCTTTGTCCTCAGTACCTCTCCGTTCGAAACGGTGATAGGTCGCTCATTTACCGGCCAGAACTGGTCGGTGTCGACGCCGTGGTAGACGACCTTCGACTTCGGGTAGGACTCCTGCCCCCAGTGTGTGAACGACACCATGTTGGTGACCTCTTGGAGCGTCTTCCACTCCTGGGGGAGGTTGGTACCGTCACACGGTACGTATGTGATGTTCGGGATCCAGTTGAGAAGCCCGTTGTATGGATCCCACGGGTTCTTGTACAGGTACTGGAGCAGGATGTGCGGGTCGTTGTAGAGGACATTCACATCCGGTTCGACCTTCAGGATGATCTCGATCATGCGAGTCATCCCGTAGACGTCGTCACCCTTCTTGGTGTTCGTGCGGTACAGCCACAGCGGCGTCTTCTTGGTCGGGTCAAGTTGCCCAGGCCAGTCGTCACCCTGGAAGTTGATAGCCAGCACGTGGAGTTCGTGACCATAGTCACGGACCAGACGCTCACCGATAGCGTGCGTCACACGTCCAAAGCCCGTATGACATCCGGCATCTCCATGCCAGAAGACCTTAGCCACTCGTCCCTCCGAGGTAGGGGTTACTGCCTGACGACGATGACGTCCTGGTATGCGGTCGTCACGATGGTCGTCTCTGCCACGACGACGTTCGCTGCGGTCGCGTTATCAGAACTGAAGTCAGTCGAAGCGATGATGAAGTCGCTGCCACTCCACGATGTGTACGCGTGTCGTGTCGTTGCGCCGCTATCACGCTCGATCCTGATGTATCCGGTAGCCGGAACGACGCTCGGGATAGGCTCTGCTACCGACACGGTCGTGACGTCGGAGCCATCTAGCGTCGTCTGGAGTGCGAGTGGCTCTCCGTAGGTGATCTCCCATCGTCCCTGATATGTACCCGGCTCGTTGAGGTCATTCGCAGCCCACGAATACGACACCGAACCATCAATGGCATCCTCGATGGTGGCAGCGGCATTGACTGTGTAGTTCACGTCATTCGCCTTGCGCATCTGGAACTTGACCGTGCAATCGGTCAGGTCTTCTGCGGTCGTGCTTGGATCAGCACCAAGCCTGTGGATGACGCCCTCGAGCTTCGGTCCGGTATCCCCGGTCACGAACTCGCCCATGTACACACTCCTTGTCCACCCCAAGATGGGTGCCGTCTGCGTCCATCCGATCCGGCTTGTCGTATCAGCCCAGTTGAGGAACGCCGTGATGTCACTCCAATCGAGATGGTAGGTGGTGTCGTTCCAGGACAGGCGCATCCCTGTGTCTGTCCATCCGAGGAACCGCGTGGAATCGCTCCAACCAAGCAATCGTTCCGACTTCGCCCAGGCCGCGAAGTCTGTGCTGTTTGCCCAGCCAAGGAAGCGAGAGGACTCAGTCCAGCCTACGAACGGCGTCAGGTCCGTCCACTTGAGGTAGTTGGTGACGTCACGCCATGCCAGTTCGAGATAGGCGTTATCGATGATGACGGCATCAATGCCGAACCCGCCCGTTCGGGTGTCACGGAGCAGTGCATTCGCTACAAACCCCGCCTGTACCGTCTTCTCGATGATGGCTTGTGCCGGGAATGTACCAGACTTCGTGTCTACAAGTACAGCGTCCGTGCTGAAACTGTGCTCGAGTGTGCGCCTAATGACGGCGTCGATCGAGAAGATACCGGCCAGTTCACCGCCGGGTGGCCAATAGACCGGCGCATAGTAGGTGACTGGAAAGTAGGTCGGAGGGAAGGGCATAGCCCTACTCCGTAGCGTCGATACTTACGGCGATGCGGTTTCCATCCGGGTCGACCGTGGCATCGATGCGGTTCTTGGAGTCAGCAAGGTCGCGGATCTTCACGTTCGCTGATGCTGCCCCGCTCAACTTCCCAGCGAGCGCAGAGGCCATGATGCGAACGAGTTCGCGTGCTGTGTACCCGCCCTCCAAGACTTCGTTCCATACCGCGTCGGTGGCCGTCGCCTCTGCGAGTCCAGCAGAGTTGTTAGAGATGACACTCACCGGGTTCGGGATGAACACGTCTGCCACGTTGTTGTTCCCGCCAGACAGGACGACAGAGAAGTAGTCGTTCGGTGGTGGTGGTCCGGTGAACTGGACCCGGTATCCGTTGATGATCTCGACGGCTCGCGCATATGTCACGCCAGACAATGTGTAGGGCAGGGAGTGGCGCATGATGTCTGGGTTGTTCATGCCCTCTACATCGTCTTCGAGGTCGTGGATGGTCTGCCAGAGCCACGTGGTATCAAGACCGTAGACATCATCGGCCACGATCTCTGTCAACTCGCTCCTGTCGATATAGACGACACGAGCTCCCCAGTCTACGTATGCCATCAGTCAGGGACCATGTTCACCGTCACGTCCAGGCCCTTCTCGGAGTCGATAGCGCCAGTGACCGGTGAAGTCTTGTAGGTAACGGTGTATGGGCTTGGGTAGTAGCGTACCCTGCCAGCGATCGGCTGGTCCGAAGTGTATGAGTACGAGTTGCTCGCATCGCCATTCACGTCGGTCAACGCCCAGATGACGACGAACGTGGACGTGGGAGTGCCTGTGGCTGGAGATGTCGAGCTCGACGCCATCACATAGGTGTAGGAGTCGTCGCCGGTCTTGGTGATCTGGTGCACCCCGTTGTAGTAGTCCTCGCTCACGCCTTGGATCCAGACGTAGTCGTTCGACAGCATTCCATGGGCCGTGTGCGAAACGGTCGCAGTCGTTCCTGACGACGTGATGCTCACGCTCGCCTGATATGGCCATCCGTGCCCGCCCTCAGAGATGGGGACGAAGACCCTCGCTCCCTCGATGGGGTCACCCGTATCGATGTCCTGGACATGCACCGTAAGCGTGACTGGGTCCTGCACGATGGTCGTGCTTGCTCCAGAGCCGTTCTTGTATGTGACGTTGCCGCTTCCACCGACGATGTTGATCGTCAGCGCACCGCCAGTGTTGTTGTAGAACGTGCTGTCCGCATTCCCGTTGCTGGCGTTGTACCCGGTGTATGTCTGGCCACGAAGGGTGATGCTGCCAGGCGTGTTAGACCCGAACTCGATGGCATGCGTCGACGCAGTGCCCTTGATGAACGTCATGCCGTCCATCTCTCCATCTGGGTCTACGGCGACGTCATAGAGGA